GATCTCCAGGTGCCCGCCCGTCGCGTCGTAGTTGGCGTTGAAGAACGCGACGAGGTCCGCGGCCGGGGCACGCTCGTCTGAGGAGGTTGGCTTGTTGTCGTACACGAGCCTGTTCGTGCTGCGATCAAACCCATAGACACAGTAAGGGCATTTCGGGCCGAACGATGTGCCGCTAGGCCCGTAATTTTGGCAATTCCAACCTGGGAACAAGACCAGTTTCATTGGATTCGCACGGTGGTCCGCGCCTCCTGGCCGTATGACTTCTCCACCACCAGCCGCCGCACAAGCGTGTCGTCCCCCATGACGTCCTGCAGTGCATCCAACACAGCCTTGCCCACGTTGTCGACGTCTGGCCGTGGCAGCTGCGGTGCTGTTGGCTTGACGCCCTTCTTCGTCATGTGTGATTTCGGTCGTGCGAACACGGCATCCACGATGACCTCCACTGGCTCGCCCGTTTGCTCGAGCCCCGCCTTGGCGGCCTCCTCGGCAATCGCTGCACGGTAGGCGTGGACCGGATGTTTGCTTGGCACGTATGCCCGAGCGAACCCGCCCCGCGTCGAGACTCGCGGCCTCGGCTGCGGGACGGGCTCGCCGGCAACGGTGAATGTCACCGGACGCATGGTCACTCGTACCGCACGACCGCGATCCAGCCGCGACGCGCCGGGCACCACGCGGTGCCGATCTCGCGGACGCGCCTCGTGCCCCAGAAACACGCCGAGCGACACGCATGGTCTGGGCTCGAGGTGCTGAACCCCAGCCCCTCGTAGCCGCTTCCACGCCGTCCGCAGTGGACGAACGTGTTGGTGCTCGCCAAGTGGTCGGCGTGCGACTGAGCCGACACGACGGTCACGCTACGCGGCGTGCTGACCACGACGCTGGCAGGTGCGTCACTGTGAACCACGACACGCTGCGGACGCAGCAGGCTGCATCGTCCATTGATGCAGACGGTGTCGGCGTGAGCCGCCGAGCAGAGCAGGGCGGCGAGAGCAAGAAGTGCGAGACGCATGGCAGTCCTCCGTGAGCCAGGCCGCACTGCGCGGCCTCATGCGACTCACGGTAAAGACTGCGTCAAGCGAGACGCTTCAGCATCTCGCGGAGCGTGGCGGCAGTCTCGTCGTCTGGCACATACGCAGTTCGCAGCCGCGCCTCGGCGCGATGGATCGCCTCCCGCTCCTCGTCGGTCAGCGTGGTTGAGCGATACAGCGGCACCACCTCTTCATCGCCACAGGCAGCCTCTCTCGCGTCGGACTCGTACTCAAAGACAGTGTCAACGCCTTTGCCGTTTGGATACATCACCGCCCACGCCACCGGCTGAGAACCACGCGATGCAGCGGACATCTCATCTACCTCGTTTGTCATGGTCGCTCCTGTGTTCGATGCCGCTGATCGCAGCCTTGTCTTGCGTGTTGTCGTTGCTCATATCTCGCCGCTCCTGATCCTTCACGTTCTCACTTCGTCCGATCAAGAAGACCGCGCAGCACCGCCGCGTCGTCGCACAAATATCCGGCAGTGTGTATGTCGTTCCGCGTCTCTGCCGCCTTCGCCAGCCAATCAGCCGCCCTCCGAATAGCGAGCCTCTCCGGCCTGCTGATCGACAACTGCGGGCATAGATAAAGCGGAATCAACTCGTTTGGCGGAAAGTCGTCCTCTGTTTGGTGTCGAATCCCTTCGACCTTTCCATTGGCGTCGGTCTGAATGATGGCCGCAACTAAGCCCGCCGCGATCTGAGAACCAGCGGATGCAAGAGACGGCTCGGCATCGCCCTGCGTGTTGTCACTGTTTATGTCTCGCCGCTCCTGATCCTTCGTCCGATCAAGAAGACCGCGCAGCGTAGCCTGCCTCTCTGTCGCTTCAGCCACACTCAACCCCAGCTCGTCGGCGTACTGGCCGTAATCCCACATGGCTCCCGCAATCGCCTCCCGCTCCTCGGCGGTGAGCGATACCGTTTCGCGTCCTTCTAGTGCACCGTTTCGCAGCCGCTCAATCTCGTCTGCCGCCTCCTCGTACAGCCTGCCGCTGTGTGCGATGTGCAGGCCACGCCAGTTGCGCAGGCGGCTGACGAGGTCGCCCTCGTAGGCGTCGCGACTGATGGTGTTCATTTCGTCCTCCTCCTTGGCGGTGAGCGTGGGCTTTGATTTTGCACTGGCGGATATACCCTAGGTATATTCCGAAGCCTAGCGGCAAAGCTGCGCAAGAAAAACGTGGCGGTTTTTCTTACGGAATTCTCCGAAACGCATACCCGTCCCATTGCACGACGCGGATCTCAACTCTCGCCGCTGCGTCTTCCGGCATCCGGCGTCTTGTGCGTAACTCTGCGGCACGCTCTGCGATTTCGTCTGGCGTCGGGTCCGCAACCGGCTTGCCATGCCGACGTCCACGATTTGGCAGCCCGTGGCGTCGCTTGAGGTGATCGATGGTCGTGTCCTTGCAGCCGAGGGCCGCGGCGATCTCTTGGTAGGTATCGCCGCGAGCCCACAGCTGTCGCAGGTGCTCCACGCTGTACCGCAGTGGTGCCACGTCAGTCCTTCGCCAACGGCATGATGACGCCCGTGTGGTCGCCGCACCGCAGCACCACGGCGGACTGCTCGTCAACGGCTTCAACCTCAACCTCGGGCTCGGCGTCACCGGAGATACCGTTGAGCCACTCCACGACAAAGGTCGGGTCCAGCTTCACGCTGCACGAGTCTCCAGCCTCCACGACGTCGCAGGTGACGCTCGACTCGCCGCACTCGGCAGACTGCCCGTGCAGCCAGATGCCGGTGTTGCGAAACGTGTAGTCGACTCCCTTGCTGCTCTCGCTGGTCACGATGGCAGCCGCTCGAGTCGCAGCCATCAGCGCCGCCCTGTCCACGGTCGTGGCCTTCGCGTCACGCTCGGGCACGACGTCCCGCCACTTGGGGAATCGTCCCTCGACGAGCCTTGCCGTCACGGTCGTGCCGCCGATGGTGGCGACGATTTCGCTGGGCGTGCCCTCGAGCTGCACAGCAGCGTCACCAGCGTTGCCGGCGATCCGCGAGAGGATGCCCATCGCACGGGCCGGCACGAGAGTTTGCGAGTCATCAACCGCCAGGTCGTGCTCGCACGCGAACGATGACAGACGCCGCCCGTCCGTTGCCACGAGGGTCACCGTGTCGCCCCGCACCTCCACGAGCACCGCACCGAGGGCGTAGCGGCTCGACTCGCTGTCGGTAGCGAACACGGTGCCACGCACGGCACGCACGAACTGGTCAGCCGGCAGCCGGGTCACGCTTTTGGCGTTGGTCGGCGTCCACGCAGGGTACTCGGCAGGATCCTCGGTCGGCAGAGTCCACTCGCCGTGTCCAGCACGGACGATGCACGTGGTGCCGTTGGGGATCAGCGTGACCTCGTCGCCCGTGGCGTTCGCCACGATGGCGGAAAAACGCTCCTTGGGCAGCAGCACATTGATGCCGGGGGGGGCGCTTTCCAGCGTGACGTCAATGCGGATGTCGCCATCACTCCCAGACAGGACCGCGCCCGATAGGAGCACGTTCTGGAGCACCGGCCGCGGGCTTCTTGCCGGGACAGCCGGTGCCACGGCAGCGAGCGCCGCCTTGAGATCCTTGGTGGACAGGCTGATGCCACCATCCGCTTTCTTTCGTCGTTCCTTCGTCATCGTCGCCATCCCGCACATCCTTTCGCAGAGAGGTACCAACACACACGCCGCAGGAAAATGCTCCTGCGGTCAAAATCATCCCCGTCACAAGCAGGGCAAGGTCTTCCGTTGTCATGCCACACCTTCAAACAGTGCCACGCTTTGCCGTGCGACCTTGATACGCCGCTCGGCAAGCTCGATGTAGGACGGATTGAGTTCGCACCCTATGGCGTTGCGGCCAAGTTCTGCGGCGACGGCCAGCGTCGTGCCGCTGCCCACGAACGGGTCGAGCACCGTGCCGCCTTCAGGGCAGCCCGCCTTGATGCACGGCTCTACGAGATCCGAAGGCATCACGGCAAAGTGTGCGCCGCTGTACGGCTTCGTCGTGATCGTCCAGACGGAGCGTCGGTTGCGAGTCGGCTTTGCATCGTATGTTCGCTCCTGCCGCCCAATGCTTGTCGCAGTCCCGTCAAGCACCCGTCGAGTTGCATACGGAATGCCTTTGGCGTCTTGATGCTTGGCCGCCTCGCTCACCGCCTCGGCGTCGTAGTAGTAACGCTCGCTCTTGGTCAGCAGAAAAACGTACTCGTGTGCCTTTGTGCAGCGATCCCGCACGCTCTCGGGCATCGGGTTGGGCTTGTGCCAGATGATGTCCTGCCGCAGCCACCAGCCGTCAGCCTGGAGGGCGAAAGCGACACGCCACGGGATGCCGACGAGGTCTTTTCCCTTTAGCGTGCTGTGGCTGTAGACGCCTTTTGTTGGGAACGACGTGCCGTTGTCGCCACCATGAAAGCCGGTCGGATGCGTCGGCCCTCTGCCGGTTCCGAAATAGGAGTCTCCAAGGTTCACCCAGAGCGTTCCATCGTCACGCAACACTCGCCGCACCTCGCGGAACACTTCCACCATGCGAGCGACGTAGGCTTCCGGCGTTGACTCAAGGCCGATCTGCCCGTCGTGGCCGTAGTCACGCAGCCCCCAGTACGGCGGCGATGTGACGCAGCAGTGGACGCTCGCTTCAGGCAGCGTCCGCAGCCCGTCGATGCAGTCGCCCTGGATGATGCGTTGCGTTGTCACAGCCCCGCCTCCGACTTTTCGATTACCTGGGCCAGCCGGCAGCACCTGTCCAGCGTCACGCTCAACGTCTTCGCAGCCACCTCGAGCAGCAGGCGGTCGTCGTCGCTGACGTCCTCGTCCCAGCTGCGTTGCTCCAGAGCACGCACGACGTCCAGCGGCGCGGGCAGGTAGATCCACTCGGGCCTGCTCATGCGTCACCTCCCGTCACGCGGATGGTGCGGGCCTGGCCGTCGAGCCACGTGACGCGGCCCTTGCGGCGTAGTGCCTTCAAGTGGCAGACCATGCCGTTCACCGTGGTTTTGTAGTGATGCGAAATCTCACGCACGGTCGGCGAGAAGCCGTGCACGTTGATCCAGCCCTCGATGAACTCAAGGACGTCCTGCTGGCGTGGCGTCAGGGTGTTCGTGGTGGTGCTGCTCATGTGTCCTCGTCCTTGAGTTTGAGAGTCTGTGCAAGCGCGGCGACTTCCTTTGGCGTGCGGTACGGGGCAGGGCGGTACTCGTCACGCCACGCCTTCGGCGGCGGTTTCTCCTCGGGCCGCACGCCTGGCGTCCGGTTGGTGCCGCCCTTGTCCTGGCACCTCTGGAGCCACCCGACGAGGAATCGCCGCCAGTTGCGGCGTCCTGCCCGGCTCGGGTTCGCAGTCAGCCAGGCCGTCGCCTTGGCTAGCTCCTGGTCAATGACGGCACCGGGGTAGGCCGTAGCCCACTGCTGACGGTCAGCGTCCGTGATGCCTTCCCAGCCGGATTCAGAATCCCACGAGATCCGAGGCTTCGCCGGCGTGCGAGACGCCTTTGGCGGATCGCTCGTCGGAACCGGCGCAGCCGGTATGTATTCTTCTTCTCTCTTCTCCTCTCCTCTCCTCTCCTCTAGTCCGCAATCTGTCCGCTCGTCATGCGGACAAGATGCGGACAACCTGCGGACAGACTTCGCCCTAGCATCTAAAAGCCGCCTTTTTGCAGCATTTCCGAACCTTTCCTCCCAGCCCGGGATGGTGATTGTGTCGCCGTTGACGACCAGCCAGCCGGCACGCTCAACAGCCTGCCAGTACGCTTCGTCGCCGCCTGCCACCATCCCCAGCATGGCAAGCGGCACCCGGATGGTGCCGTCTGCCGTCACGTGCCAGGCCCACGACCACAGGCGGACCATCCGGCCGACCACGACCTCAATAGGCTCGTGAGTCGCCGCGGCCACCTCGAGCACCTCGGGCTTCGTGCCGAGGTTGCAGTCAACGGGAATCCATTCACCGGCCATCTACGCATCTCCAGATCAGCGTCTTGCGGCCTCGTCCTGTGGCCCATTTCCCGAGCTCGATGTGGTGCACTAGGTACTGCGGCGGGCTCCATTCCTCATCGCCGTACTTTCCGAGACGATGATTCCGCTCCGCGATGCTCCATTGACGCTGAAACACGCCGCACGCTTCGGCAATCTGCTGCGGAGTCGGGTCTTTCGTGAGATTCCACCAAACACGTTTGCGTGCCATCCTGGCCTCCTTTCCATTCCGCCCCGCCGCGTCGAAGCGGCATCGTGCCTATCACGAGGGCGGCGTCGAACTACTTCACGACAGGAAGCTTGGCGTCAGGGTGGTACGCCAAGTTGGTCTTTCCGTCAGTGCGCCATGCGTTCCACGCGATCACGCAGCGTGCGTACATCTCGTTGGCACCAGCCCTGCGGCCTGTTGAATCAACTGCGTTCTCCATAAGCCAACGCGAAATCTTGCGGTCTGGAACGTTTGGGGACGTGCCTGTTTCATCACGCACCGCCGTCCAGAACTCGGTAGCGGCCTTCCGAGACTTCCGAAACGTCGCAAACATCGCCCACACGACAGGAGCACGGCGAAGCCGCTTGTTGGCCTTTGAGTCGTTCACCATGTCTGACAGCCAACGGAAGAAAGCCTTGCAGTCAGGATCGAAAAGGCACTCTGCACGCTCTGCTGCTGGAACCTTCTCGTAAGCCAATCCCCACTTCCACATTGAGATCGCAGAAATCCCGATGTTGATGACCTTCACCTGCAGATCGCACAGGTCAGGGTCGACTGCCGCAAACGACTTATTGATGTCGCTCGTGGTGCGAATCGTGATGCGTGAGTCAAACGTCGCGTACAGTTCAGCGACGTCGCGAAGCGTGTCACACTGGTACTCTTCGACGTAAGCCTGCAGTGTTTCTGGCAGGTCTTCCATCTGCGAAAACGCAGTGCTCGTGTGCTTGCCGTTGACGCGATAGTTCTCCTGCGTTTCCAGGCAATGAGCCTTTGCCCAATGCACTGGCCGCATGAGCCCCGCGGTTGCCAGCTTTTTGTAGACCTCAACGCGACGAGCAGACAGCGGTCGATCGTTCCTGACCTGCTCCATGCTGCACCACTTCTCAGCCATCGCCTTCGTCACCTTGTGGGCACGCGGGGTGCCGACCAACTCGTAGCTCATGACGAGCCTCCTTTCTTCCTCACTTTGTCGCGTCGCACGACGCGATCACACCAACAAGAACGGAACGCAATTCCTCCGCACGGCTCGGGCACCGCTCAAGAAACTGCTCTGCGTAAAACTGCACAGCCTGCAAGCACCGCGTAGGCGGGTAGGCCTTGAAGACCTCGACGGCTGGCTTGCTGGCTCGGCGGCGCGGCTTTTCCTGTCGCACTTCCTCGCGAGCCGCCTCGACCTGTTCGCGGGTCGGCTGTTTCGGCAATGCCTTTGCCGCTTTGACAACGGCTGCCGCTGTCGCCTTCACTTGGCCGGAGGCGATGTCCTTCTCAATGCCCAGCTTTGCTGCAGCCTCTTGGAACTTTCCGGCACGGCGGACGGTCTTTTCGTCAACGGCGTGTTCCTTGGCGATCCTCTCGGAGGTCTTCGGCAAGTGGACATTTTGCCCACTTGCTTCACGCTCTCCTCCGTGCTGTTTCTTTGCTCGGTTGTATCGCCGCCCGAGCAGCAGCTTGTAATCCTGACGCGACAAGTTCCGCCGGCCTAACTGGTTTCGGTCTATCCAGTCGGCAGCCTCGTCGCGGTCGGCGAACTGCATCGACTCAACGTGATACGGAAGTCCAAGGCGAGTGCAGATTTCGTAGCGATTGTGGCCATCAATCAGGATGTCGCGGTCGCCGTTGCTCCATACAACCAGTGGATCGCGTGCACCTCCAAACTCAACGATGTTGTCTTCAAGCTGTGCACGCTCGTCATCGCTGATTGCAGGAATCAGATTCTTGAACTCGCGGTCGATCTTGATGCTGTCGGTCGTTTTCATGCTTTCCTCCACACAGTCGCCATCCGTCCGCTCGCCGTGCTCCGCGTGACGCCCGTGTCACTGACTCTCCCACGCCGCACAAGCCCGTGGATGCGACGTATCACCTGCTGCTCGGTGAGCCCTGACCTGGCGGCGATCTCGTCCTTCGTGCCAGGCCCAGCGGTCAGCGCCTCGAGGATTCGCCGCTCGTGCTCTCCCGAGAACTCGCGGGCCGCGACGCCTGCCGCGTGCGATGTCGCGGGATCGCCACGCCGGGAGGCGGCGGCGAAGAGCGGCAGATCCGCCAGCCGAGACACGACGTCAAGGTAGTAATCGCTCACAGCCCCTCGCCTCCTTTCTCGCGTGCGGCCTCTAGCCGCTCGTTGCGCTGCGCCAGCGACGTGCATCGCTCGCGTAGCTCGGACATTTCCAGATCCATCTGGACGAGCACGTTGAGGATGCCTGCCATGTTTCGGCTCATCTCGCCGCTAGTGAAACGCGACCAGTACGACAGCCAGGTCATTGCGTCGTCGATGTCGCGGACAGGGCGGGGGCGTTTTGCCATGACGAATCCTTTCGTGTATTTGCCCGGTTACGCCGGGCGCGGCTGCGTCACCTGTTGGAGACAGGCCGCAGCTGCGGCGGTTACTCGCCACCCATCCGCTAGGCGACCAATGCGGCCCGTGATGCAGCCGCTAGGGCAATGGCGTGCCTCGGCGAATGTCAATCTCCTGTCCACACGACGTCAGGCTGACGATTCGGTGGCGGCTCGTGCTTGTGCAACCTCGCGGCCAGGGCAGCGATCTTGTCCTTCAGCGCCTCTTCTCGGCGGTACGCATCGCGTGAACGTGAGTCGAGCACGCGAATAAACGCCGCCATGTTGGGCCTGGCCTGCCGCTCGAGGTACTCGGCGATCACGCTGGCGTCGATGTTCACTGGCTCGTCACGCATTCGTCACCTCCTCGGGCTCTGCCATGAGGATCTCGACGCGGCCCATCAGCAGCCGCGTCAACTCGGCAAACTCGTCGTCGCTGATCTCGCCGCCGTCGTGGTAGACGTCGAGCTTGCTGCGAAGCGCCTCGCACGCCTCAATCGTCGCGGCGGAACCGATGGCCAGGCGGCCAGCGTCGGCGCGGGTACGCTTGATCTCGACCGGAGCCTTGGGCTTGAGCGGCACCACGGTTTCGGTGTCGCTGGTGAACTTGGGACGCACAGCCACGGGCTCGCGGACGGGCTCGGGCGTGGGGTAGTCCTGGGCCTCCTCCGCAGTCACGAGTCCCTTCAGCACGTCAGGGAAGGCGTCACGCAAAGCAAAGCCGCGAGCCCTCATCTGGAGCATCCGCCGCGGGTACTGGCTCCAGGGGCCGCTCTTGCCCCACAGCCCTGCCTTCTTGGCGTCATCAACCGAGAACCGGCTGATCGTGGCGTCCGGGTAGCCTCTCCGCTTGGCCTCGCAGATGGCGACCATCTTGTCGCCGTCACCCTCGATCGTCTCGCGGACGTACTCGCAGACGGGCGAGCCGACGCAGACAGCCTTGGCCGTGTCGCCGTAGATCGACGGGCGACCGTTCACGACGGCGATGCCCTGGACAGCCTGCATAGGGGCCAGGCCAAGCTCCGCACCGTGCTGGATCGCCAGCAGGCAGGATTCCGGCTTGCCACGGAAATCCTTGGGAGCAAAGTCACTGGCGGCCAGCATCTTCGCGAACTGCATGGCGTCCGAAACAGATTGCAGCGAAAGCCCTCGGGGCTGCGTCTGCGTAGAAATCTCCGTGCTCATCTCTCGTGTCCTTTCGTGAATGAATGCCCGGCTGGCGTCCTGCTCACCGGGTGGTATTGCGTCCCTGCTGCTCGGGCTCCGCCCGACTCCTTCCGCCCGCTGCGTCCTGCTCGCAGGCGGTCCTCTCTAGAACGTGATGTCCCTGACCGGCACCGAAAGCCACGCCCCGCCGACGTCAATGCAGGCGTCGCCGTTGTCGAAAAACCAATCAATCCTGCCGCTCCAGGGTTTGCCGCAGCTCACGCCGCTGACGAAATCGCCGACGGCGTAGGTGCGGGCGAGGGCAGACGGCATCGTGTGGTCGGCCATTCCGGCCACGGCTGCGAGGTATTCGCTGCGGTGCGGGTCCATGTGGGTGATCTCCGTTAGTGGTAGGGCGCAACTATACGCCCGTACAGGTGATGGTCAAGCGTCGCAAAAAGGATTTTCGATGCTGTTTTCCTGCGGCGAAACGCAGGT